TCCACTCCAGGAACAGGAGAGAGACCCGACTGGCTTCCAGCAAAATATAAAAGCGCTGAAGATGTTGCAAAGGCGTACTCAGAACTCCAGAAAAAGCTTGGGAGTGCTCCAGACAAATACGATTGGTCTCAAGGACAGAATTGGATAGACCCTGACTATACGCCCTTCCTGGAAATGGAAGATGTGTTCCGTAGCAAAAACGTTCCGCAAGAAGCGTTTGATTCAATGCTAGGTACGGTTGGAAAGTTCCTAGATGAGTTCAAGATAGATATGGAAGAAGAGAAAAGTGCCCTTGGAGAAGATGCCAAAGAACGTCTAATGACACTTAATAATTGGGCTAAAGCAAATTTCTCTGATGATACCTATCATGCAATAACCGAGAACATGCGCACAGCATCTGCTGTAAAAGCAATAGAAGAAATGAGGATAAAAATGATTGACGGAAATACAACAATACCAACAGGCAATGAAGCCCCTACCCCAGCATACACGGTTGATGATGTGACACGGGAAATGCAAGAAAATCTAACTAAGTATAAGGAAGACCCAAAATACAGAGCCGAAATCCAATCGAAGTTTAATAAGATTTCAGGAAGCTCTGGATATGTTGACAAGCATTACTAAGTGAATTAATATTAGTACAGTTCATTCAGTTTTAATGCCATTTACATTTCACAACGTCGAAGGTAATGCATCAAACTGACTATGAGGACACCTTATATTTGCCAGGCCCCGAAAGGGATACCCTGGGTGCATTTAAGCCCTTGTTAGCGAGACTAGTTTTTTAACTATTTATAACTAATGAGGGTTTACCATGTCTACATCATTGACGAATGTCCAGCAAATTGAGTTTGATGCACTCGTAAAAGCAGAATACCGTTCACGCGGATTTTTATTACGTGATTCAATTAGAATGAAAAACAACGTAATTGGCGCATCTATAGAATTTAGGAAAGTTGACCAGGTAATTGCTGTGCCAACAGCTTACTTGCAAGCAGTAACTATCCAAGACCCTGACTATACAAAAACAACTGCAACTCTAGTTAAATATACTGCACCAACAGCAGTGGATGAAGTTCAAGAACTTACAGTTAACTTTGATGCAAGAATGGAAAATGCGCTATTAGTAGCACAAGCTATGGGTCGTCGTTCTGACCAAATAGTTATTGATGCTTTAGACGCAGACCCAGGCGATACAATTGCCAATGGCGGTACTAACTTTAACTACTCTAAGTTTACACAAGCCTTGGAATTCTTTGATGACAATGCCGTACCTCTAGCCGAAAGATATGTTGCAATGTCTGCATCTAACTTTAGAAGCCTACTTGGCGATGACCAATTCGTTTCTACTTTTTATACAAAAAATGATGTTATCGACAGGGCGAGAATCCGTGATTACTTAGGTTTTAATGTTGTTACTATTCCACAAATGACAGAAGGCGGCTTACCTAAAACAGGAAACATTCAAACTGCATTAGCTTGGCATAAAATGTCTACTGGTATGGGTATTGGTGAAAACTTCAGAACTGAAATTAACTATTTAGCTCAAAACACAGCATGGTTGATAAACGGTGTATTCAGTGCAGGCGCGGTGGTTATTGATAACCGCGGTGTTCTTGCAATTAACTGCGACGTTTCAGTTTAATCTTACCCTTATTTAGGAGAAACAATCATGGCTTTTGATATAAAACGTTTTACCCGAGTTAGTTTAGCCGATAATACTGGTTTAATTACTCTTCAAGATTCTAGTTTAGCTAACGGTCCTGGCTTATTCACATATGCAAGTGCTGACGATACGATTGCTGAAATATCAGCAGCAGGTTACTTCAATGCAGAAGCAGCAATCTACTGTCTAAATGTTGGAGATGTAATTATCGCTGAAGGCAGTGACGCTAGTAATATGCTAGTTGTTGCTACTGTTGATAGAAGTGCAAGCCCTAAAACCATTACAGTTGATTCATTTACTCCTGCTGGAACTGTTGCAACTGCTAATATTGAAGATGGTGCGGTTACAGCGGCAAAACTAGCCAGCGATGCAGTTACTACAGCAAAGATTTTAAATGCAAATGTAACTACAGCTAAAATTGCTGACGCGGCTGTTACTTCTGCTAAGCTTTCAGCCTTGACAGTCCAGTATGCAACAGTAGCAATTACCGCATCTGAGTTTAACGGCATGTACGCCACTCCTAAGCTTTTAGTAGCTGCAGGCGGAGCTGATACATTGCTAGTATTAGACAAAGTGCAATTGCTAATGACTTACGGTTCGGCTGCATATGCCGCTGGTGGTGTTGCTGCGGTACAGTACGACTCTACTGCAAATGGAGCTGGTGTTATTGCTTCTTCAACATTAGCTGCTGCAACTTTCCAAGCAACTGCATCTACTGGGTGGAACTTTAATTCAGGAGTTGTCGCTGAAACTTTCTCTACATGCGTCAACAAAGGGTTGTATCTATCAAACGTTACTGGTGCTTTTACAACTGGTGATAGTGATATGGTGGCCCATATTTGGTATAAAGAAATACCAAGCGCGTAAAGTTAGTTTATGTCTCGGCCTTCTTTTGAGGGCCGAAATTAATAGGGGGATTTATGGCTTTAACTAAAGTCCAGATTATAAGCAACGCTTTACTGCAATTAGGCCATTCTGCAATATCATCTTTAACAGGTGGAGATAGAATGGTGCAAGCTGCAGAAGCTGCATATGATATGAAATTACCCTCAGTTTTAAGCAGTGGCAACTGGCGTTTTGCAACTCAGATTCAGCAATTGTCTGAACTTACCGAAGCACCACCATTACCCTGGAAGACTGCGTATTCTTTACCAGCGGGATATCTTAAAACAATCCGATTATGGCCCAATATATACCAATGGGATATTTACACTGACTTTAAGATATACACGTACCTCAGTGGCACGCTGTATATGGAATATATATCCCAACCTGATGTATCACAATTCCCACCATATTTTGTGGATTATTTTACATACGAGATATCGGCATACTTAGCTTTATCAAACGCACAAAAAGCTGATTACTTTTCTGCGCTTGAACAAAAAAGAATGCACATGATGGCTTATGCTAATGCATTAGATACTCAAAACAGACCTCAGTTCTCACAAACCAATATTCCTGTATTAAATAACCGGTATGTGACACAATTTATCGGAAATGGTGGAATAGCAAATTAGGGGTTCTTATGGGTTTGTCGGCATGGTCACAAGATGTATTTTCTAAAGGCGAATTATCACCCTTAATGTATTCCAGAGTAACAGTCTCTGCGTATTATAACGGCCTAAAAACTGCCACGAATTGTATTACCTATCCGCAAGGAGGTATTGGAAAGAGGTTTGGAACAGTTTATAACGCTACTATCCCTTCGCTTACTGATTATCGTGATGCATATTTCCAGACTTTTCAATACTTGAACGAATGCACTTACGTCCTAATATTTATTCCAGATTCGATTCTGATTTATCTAGAAGGTATATTAGTACATACTGTAGCTTCAACTGGAATAGCTGCGACTGTAATACGTAAAATAGATACTACCACTTTAGATGCTAGGTTTAGAGTAGCAACAGGGGTGCTTGCCCCGTATGATTTAACTAGAAGCGCTAATACAGCAAACGTCATATCTTCTGCTTCTTCTAACTTGCTGACTTTAACTACACCAGTGAGTGCGGATACTGTTTATCCAGTCCAATTTACCACTAGCAATACACTTCCGACAACTGTACCTCAAGTGAGATTGAATCAAACATACTTCGTATACACAACCTCTACCACGACCGCTCAAATTTTTACATCTTCTGGTGAGGCTAAATCCCAAACAGATGCCTACACTATTACGGATAACGGGGCTGGGACTAACAATCTAAATGTTTTAAATAATTGGAGTTTTGCTTTAGTTGTATTTAGAAATTTGCCTGTATATGATTTTACCCCTGCAAATACATACGATACCAAGACATTTACTCCAGGAGCAACAACAGGTTACGGAATAACCTTAAATGCAAGTAGCGCTATATTTACTACGGCTTATGTTGGCGGTGCCTTTATCGGTAACGGAGGGATAAGTAGAATTAAAACTTATGTAAGTAGTACCCAGGTAACAATAGACATACTAACTCCATTTGACTCCACAGCTGCTATCACTGGCAGTGAGACCCTATTAGCCGAACCTGCATGGAGCGAAGCTAGAGGTTGGCCTTCTAGATGCTCTTCTTTTCAAAACCGTTCTGTATTCGCAAACTCTACGCTACTGCCTAATGGAGTGTGGCTGTCTGTCACCAATGATTACGATGACTTTAATGGGTTAGAAAAAGATGATGATGATGCTATTTCATGGTACCCATCGTCAGATAATGTAAACTTTATTCGATTCATAGTTCCGTATAGGTCTTTAACGATACATACAAATACCGGGATATACTCAACACCGCTATCATTTGAGCAAGCTGTAACGCCTAGCAATTTCTCAATGACACTACAAGACTCTACCCCAGCTACAGCTATACAGCCAAGAGGTATCGATAATCAAATAATCATCCTCTCAGGTAATGATGTTCATTCTATGTTGTGGGACGGTTATAATAACTCCTATACTTCCAATATAGCTTCTATAGCTAGTGAGCACTTGATTACAGGCCCTCATGACGAAACTGCTTACGTAGATTTAAATAGAGCTGGCTCAAGGTATATGTTTATTATAAATGACGATGGGTCACTAGTTATTTATCAAACCTTAATTTCTGAGGACGTATCAGGTTTTACACCAGCTACTTTATATCAATCTTACGGTAAAGCTTATTTTCGTTGGTCCTCATCAAGCGCCGATGGACAGTCCTGGTTTTTAACAGAGCGTCAGCTTGCAACAGAGGGCGACCCATTTCCCATTAATGAATTCACACAATACACCCTAATTAGCGCAATACTTTTTGAGTTATTAAGCGGTGTATCTCTAGAGTTATTAAATGGGGAAGACTTTGCGTTACTCCAAAATGCAGTAATCTTTGTGCCTGGAGTCCCGACGCCATTTCAGTTTCAAGATACTGGAACTCTACCCAGCTCATTTCCACAGGTAGAGGCAGGAGTATTCTATTGGGCTGTGTCTGACTCTGAAGGCGCCTTCACGGTTTACCTATCCTCTGATGATGCGGCAGACGGCCTAAATCCAATTGAGTTCTTTAGCGCTGGAACAGATGCTTATGTTGTTCCTCAGAATCTAGAAACAACGTTTCTTTTGGAAGAGCTTAGCTTTGATGTAAAGACAGACTGCACCTATTTATATAATGGAACTGCAAAATCAACATTTACAGACCTTCCAAGATTTAATGCGCAGGAGGTTAAAATTAATGGGGATGAGTTTGGGTTTGATTATACCGGGGATAACGATACGATTGAAACAATATCACATGGCGCGTCAGTTGATGTATCGGACGCAGAAATTGGATTTGCTATCCGAACCGTAATAGAGCCTTTGGCCGTTGCTCCTCCTGGTCCACTTGGCTATAAAGGTACCGCTGTAGCTTACCCGCAGCATATCCGCAACGCAACATTTATGTTTAATAGCACGACTGGTGGATTTATAAACGATACACCTATACAATTAAACCTATTAGAGCAAACCTATCCAGGTGTTCCTTCGGGTCCGCAGTCAGGCTTATTTGAGATGAGCTTTATGCAAGGATGGGAACCACAATATGGCACCTCTGGAATCACGATTACACATGACGAGCCGTTTGATATTCAATTAATTGGAATCTTCTACCAAATAGAGAGCTAAATATGGACCCAATGTCAATATTCTTATTAAGTATGCAAGCCGCTGGTTTAGTGTTTAATATGAATGATGCTAAAAACAAACACCAAATGATTCAAACCGGCAGGGACCTGGAAAAGGCTGCCATTGATACTAATCTTGAGGCTTTAAATTATGACTACCAACAATCCTCTTTAGCAGCCATGAAGCAGCTTCGGGAAAATATTGGTACTCAAATTGTAACGCAAGCAGCACGCGGTACAGATTCTGGCTCAGGTAGTGCATTAATCTTAAACCAAAAAAGTATTAGTAACTATAATGCCGATGAGCAGACAAGAAGAATGAATTTGTTAGCTAAGGAAGCAAATTTAAGGGCTAGCAATGTTTTATCAGGACTTCATACGCTACAATCAGAAACAGAGCTTGGAAGAGCAACAGCTAAAGAATTTAAATCAATTCCAGTTTCCTCTGCTTTTAATGAGTTTAGAAGCTCAAAATTAGGCAAAGAGTGGGGATTTGGATTTAAGCCAGCAGGAGAATAACTTGGCAAAAGACGAAGTTGGTGGAGCTACAACTGGTAGCGGCAATATACCTGCACACTCAGATATACAAACTATAGAGCGCAAAGAGGCACCCAGTGCTGGCGTTCAAGTTCCAGGGTATCAGCAAGCATTCTCACAAATGGCAATGACAACTTCAGCAATGAGTTCACTTGCCTCTAATATTTCAATGTCTGCTGGATTACAGCTAGCCAAGAATCGAGGAACATTATCTGGTCAAAACCCTCAAGGCGACCTGCTACCTTCAATAACTAAAGCAGATGAAGCCTTTAACGCTTCTTATTCTTCTCAAGCTCAAGCCACGCTAGGACTTCAGGCCAACAGCCTAATGAATCAAGGTGAGGAGATGCTCAATCAGAGCTATAAACTATCACCTGATATGATACAAAAATATCAAACAAATACAGCCAAAGGATTAGAATCCATATTAAGCAATGCTCCAAGTACAATCCGTTCATCCATGCAAGCCCAGTACGCTGAAAAGCTCCAGAATACTGGGCACCAACTTAATAACAAGATGATTTCTGAGCAAAAGCAAGAGACCAAAGCCAAGCAAGAAGTTTATAATAATTCACAAGTTAAAGAGGCGTATGAAACTGCATTCTCAGGCAATCAAGAACAAGGGGTAGGGAATCTAGAATCGTTTAAGAAGGACTTAGCTAATCAGCGAGCCTCTGGAATAATTGACCCCAAACAAGAAGCCGCTTTATATGATGCTGCCAAGCTAAACCTTTACTCTGGTGCCATGTCCAAGGGTGCGGCTGACGCCAAAGACAATAAAAAGTTAGCTGAGTATTTGAGAGGTATGCATAAGTCGCTTCCTGATAATCTCACGGAAGCAGAAAAAGTTACTGTAATGAGTAACACTATGCAGTATGTTAATGCTGTTCATGCAACTGAAGCCCAAGATGACCAACTTACAATTTCTCAGTTAAATAGAGCGTTATCTGAAAACATGATGACTGGCTCTATGCTGGCCCAGGCACAACAGTCTTTGCCACCAACAGAATTTAATAACTTTATGACTAAGTTGTACGGTTATAAAGATAAGAAATATAAATCTCAACAAGCAATTCAAGAAATAGCTAATAACTTTGATGACGCCGTTAAGATAAGAAGCGCGACACCAGACCAAATTAACAAAGCCTTTGATGCATTAACTCATGACTCAATGATGAAGCACCCAGAGCAGACTCTGATTCAAACCCAGACTGCTATTGCCAAAGGAGCAGG